TGCGGCGATACTGCCTCGATGGATACGCCGTACTGGCTGGCCAGATTGCCGCCCGCCTCCATCGCCGTGGAATACAGAGCATTTGTCACGCCGTCATACGGGCCAGTGAGTAGCGGGCCGCCGGACAACAAGAGCGGAGTCTGACGGCTGAAAAACAGCACAATCGACGCCGTTAGTTCCTCCTCATGTTGTTTGCGGTTCGACAGGTCAGGCACGCTCGATGTCTCCGTCAGGATGCGAGTGCATAACCTCTATGGCGTGAACGTCGCCAACGGCCTCAAACCGATGCCATTCCCTCGGCTTGACTTCCATGCTGTCACCACACAATAGCGTCTGTTCTGCTATTACGATTCCAGCATCGTCGTATGTGGTAAGCATTAGTGTACCATCAATAACAATGAAGTAGTTCACCGTGGCCGCGTGTCTGTGTCGCGAACATGACTTGCCGGATTCAATGTACAACTCATCGACGATTACGCCGTTAGCCTGAACATGCCTATCAATTCCGCCCCAGTCTTTTTTTATGTATTCTGCTTCACTCATCGTTATACCTCGCCTCCTGGATAATCACCCCAGAGCAATCGCGCCGCTTCGCGGAGACGGTCAGAGCGGGATTCGGTAATCTTCGGAGATTTGCGGCTAAATGTACCGCGATTGCCGGTTGCTGATTTTACCTGGGTATTGTCAAATATGCACCATTCATCAGATTCGCCATCGTAGCCTACAATATGTATGCCATCATGCCCACTATCAATCATTTCTGCCTTAATAGCTTCAATATCTAAATTTTCGTTGTTCGCCCATTCGTTCCATTCTATTGATGTCATTTTATAAGGGTTTTCAATGCTTAGATAAACTGGCATTATACTAGGATGTTCCGTATAACCAGTTGCTGTAGATGAAGCATATGCACTTGCAGATTTTTCGTTTGGAGTGAAAAAATATCCTAACTGCGATAGTTTATCATATTCTGAATCTGTGCCCTTTTTTTCTGGATCAAACTGTTGAAAATCTTTGTCTGTTCCATGATATACGACTAACGGCTTCCCTCTATCGTCAACTACCTTGCTATCGCCAAACCATTTCTTAAATTCTGGTGATTTCGTTACGATGCGTTTTGTTGTTTGTTTATCATCAGAATTTTTAATCTCATTAGTTGATGATTTATTTGTTTTATCACCATTGCTTAAACTGCCCCACCCCTTTCCTCTTGTCTCACCCTCCGACTTGCCAACAAGTTCTTTCGGCCCCTTGGTAATATCTCCACTATCGTTGATAAATACCGGGCTGCCGTTGATCGTTACCCATCGACCGTCGTCGTCGTCGGCATCTTTAGATTCCGATACAACTTTGGTTTTCTTTTCTTCTTTCTCATCCTCATCGTTACCTCTACCAAATCCCGCTCCCATCATGCCCAGCGGATTCACCGGCTCCGGCTTCTTCGCTCCATTTGCCACCTCCTGATCGTAATCCAGCCCCGCCTTAGTCGCCCAGGTGCGATCTGATAGCAGGCCGTTACGGCTTAGTATCTCGTTGTTCTGATGTTCCTTAGTTTCATCCTTGATGCTGGCCTGCGGAGATTCTACCTTAATCTCTATCTCTTCCTTGATGCTTTCCAAGTCTCGCCCGCGTGCAAACTGGCCGGCTTCGTTGGCAATGCCTAGCACCTTCCATAGCAACGCTTCGTCATCCTCCTGGCACTCGGCTTGCACCGCCTCGACGAACTTGACGAACGGGCTACCGGATACCAATATGCTGGCATAGTTATTGTTTGAGGCATCGGACGAAATCATGAATTCCGGCATACACCAGTTGCTGCCGATGATTCGCAGAACAGCCTGTTCAATCTCGATAATCGAACTGGCTACGCCCGTAGATGCCAGCGGGCTAGGCTGATACTTTTGGCCGTTAGGTACATGCAAGATAGAGCCGGAATTGTATTTGTGGACGTATTGCGTCCGCCCTCCGCGGCGTGTCGGCTCAGTGTAACTAGATACCGACGATCCAGTCTTGAAGCTGTTCACTTGTTCGGCATCGGTTCCCTGTGGATGCTCTACGATGGCGGCAATGGCCGATAACACGGCCGCCCCGCGTACACCGTTGCGCAAGAGCTTGCTGGCGTCACTAAGCGAAGTGTACACCCAGTAAAAATCAGACAATCCACGCTTGATTGCATCATCCACGTTGATTCTGCTGTGTACGATACGGGTTTGGTCAAAATACTCATAGTCGGCCGATGAGTCCGAGTATTGAGCGTAATACCCAATATGCTGTTCATAGTCGTCGTCGGGCGTATGCACGCCAAACGACCAACTGGACGGCGATCCGTCCGGCGTGGGAAACATATCGTCTAACGCCCGTGTATCAAACGGCGTAATAAAGAATCCAGGATCGGTCACGCGATACTCGGCCTTGCCCATGCCCACATGCCAGAGTGTAACAAATACCTCGCCGTCACGGCGTTGCTGCCAGAGCAAACGCTTACGACGCTTGGCCGTGCCATACTTGGTACGCTGTAAAAATTCGTCAATGATTCGCGTGGCGTCTTTTGCCAGCGGAGTAGGTTCCTCGCCCGGCTTGACGATCCTGTTTTTATCAACGATGCTATACTTGAATCCCGTGCCAATTACATAATTGGTTAAATTTTGCAAGGCGCATTTGGCATTTACCGACGCATCGCAGATTATGCGGGACGCGCCACGAATACCAGCCAATTCCTGATCGGTGGAGAATGTGGGAGCATTACCTCCGCGGTCCCGCGATACAAGATAAGCAGCTACATTCTGCCCGCCCCATCCCGGTTCATCGTTTAAGTATTCCGTCGGGTCGATAATATCGCCGAAGGCTTCCATCACTGGCATATTGGATTGCTTGCTTGCGGCAACTGGATAGCGTTTGCGTTTACGTCGGCTCATAGGGCTAATTGCTCCGTGCGAATGTCATTAGCGGAATCACTGCCCGCAAACAGCCTCTTTAACAATTTCACACCCATTTCCAGTGCGTCCGGCCCGTCGTCGTGATCGCCTACCGGAAAATCCCGTAACTGTTGAACCAACAGCCGACCGCCGCGTGACCGCCGAAAGTGCATTTCCCCACGAGCGAGAAACGGCGTCAACGTCTGGCGTATACGGCTAATTTTGTGTTCTTTATTAACGATGCAATGCAATGGAATCATGTAGCTTGACTCGCGGCAAACCTGTTGAAACGAATCGGCCAATACCTCTTGAAACATATTTGATTCGAACGCTACGCCATCAGGATCAAAGTCCTTGCAGAGTCGGACGCCGTCCTGCATAATCCTATTCACGTCTCGCCGTTCCATATCGCAGTCAATCCAGAGGTCGCCGGTGTAATCCAGCCCGATCATAGCGAAAGCCGAGTAGTCGCTTCTGTCAGTTTTACCTTTACTCGGGTCCACGCCGATTACCTTAATCGCCAGTTTGTCCATTGACGGCCATTCTTCGAACCAAATCGAATCTCGGAAGTATTCCGCCGGGAATTCAGCTCCCTCTGAGTCTACAAATTGAGCCAAGTGTTCTTGAGCAAAAGCCCTTGGTCCCATATCCAATAATGCTTCGTCTAACTCCTCTTGCGGTATAAGTGGATTGTCTGATGTTGGTAGTTGCCATCGTTCCCATCCCTTGCGATTTAATGCCGCATCAAAATCTTCTTTGAACCAATTAAATCCATTCGGCGTTGTAATCTTGATTGACCATCCCTGCTTGTCAGCAAGTGCTGGCCGAAGTGATTGCGTCCACGCTTCTTTATTGATAAACGCCGCTTCGTCGATTACCAAGCCATCCAGTCCAGCGCCACGCAAGCTGTTCGGGTTGTCGGCAGAGCGAACTGTAATTGATCCACCACCAGGTAACTCTATTCGCTTCTCTGTTTCACTCTTGTCCGTCCAAGCATTGCATAATGCCCGCTTTAAGTTTCTCCATATTATACTAGTAATTGTAAATGTGGGACCGACCCACCAAATGTTTCCACCGTATACCGCTCCAATATATTCATTGTTCGGGCCGTGTCCGATGACCGTTGCCATTTGACCCATTGCCGTTTTTCCCCACCGCCTCCCGCATAACACATCCTTGTGACGGGCAGGAGAGCGAAGCACCTTCACCTGATGCGGCAGGCAATATGGCATCAAG